CTATTAGGGTGCATACTTATAGTATCTCCACCCCCGGCAGACTGTGCAACATTTAATAGTAATGCGGTTTTTCTGTATTTATTTAAATAATATTGCTCTCTAATTAAAATATCCTGCACAGTACAAACTTCTAATTTTAGAAACAGTAAGTCTTTTTTACCGTGTTTATTATATATTCGCTGTAAATGAATGTTGTGATGTTTATTGTTTTGTAGCTTATTATAGTGCCATTTCCAACGAGATTTTATTGTTTTGCTACTACCTATATAAAATCTGCCAGTTTTTTTGCTTGTTATTGCGTATATATAACACGACATACATATACTTAGTTCAAACGGGGTTAAGATTCAAGTTTGTTTGCATTTAATTTTTGAAAATTCTATTAAACCTCTCATGCCTTTATGACAGTTAGGTAAAACAAACTCGACTGGCACACTACTAGTGTTAGTAGCAATGCACATTTCATTAAAGTCTTTATACGGTACTGAAGGCCATATAAATACCGTTTCTCCTTTTTCTAAAAGCTCTTTAGTTACTTTATAAGCAGTTTTATCTACCCATTGATTATCTAATACATAAATTAAACTATGCATAGGATACGCTTTTTGTAACATATCTAATTGCTCCTCTGTAGGGTGTATACCAGCTAATGCTACACTATTACGCAAAAACATAGCATCAATAGGCCCTTCTTGTAAGAATATATAATCTAAATCAGGAGATACTCTGTCTAAATTAAAGACTCCTTTATCGCTGTTTACTTTAGATAGATACTTTGCTTTATCTTCATCTTCTTTATATAAAGCTCTTGACTGATATGTTACAATTTTACCTTCTGTATTATAAAAAGGAAACACTACTCTATTCTTATGAGTCATATCAGTTAGACTCAACCAAAGAGTTTTAGGTTTATTAATAGCAATGTTTAAACGTCTCTTATTGATAAACTCAAGAGCATCCCTAACTACCTGGTTTTCTTTATAAAATGATACCTGATTACTGTCGAATAAATTAATACTATCGTACGGTAAGGGATTAGGATTAGCTTTCTTATAAAAGCTAGACTTTTTAATAACATCTTCAACAGTATCTGCATATGAACCGGATTGTGATAGTATTTCATTAAGCGGTAAGTTTGTCATGTCCTTAACAAACTCTAATCCGTTTTTACTTTCATTACAGTTATGACAATATAGATGATCTTCCTCAGGAATATAAAAGAACCTACGTTTCTTACCAGCGCTTTTACCTTCGTGGCAATATGGACATTCCGCATTATACGTGTTAGTAGTCTTTCTAGAGACTGGACGTTTAGTATATTGAAAAAACGTCTGTATAATAAAATTCTGAGGAACGATCATAAAGTAAATATAGTATATGGGGTACCCTAAAAATAGCAAATGGATACAGGGAATTTATACACCGATAAATAAAAATAAATATGTCGGTAGTACTAATCCTGTGTACAGATCAGCTTTAGAGAGAGATTTCTTTTTGTTTTTTGATCAAAACCCTAACGTTACCGCTTGGGCAAGTGAGGGTATAGTTGTGCCTTATTATAATGATGTTGATCATAAAGTACACAACTATTATGTAGACTTAGTTGCTGCTATTAAAGATAATAATGGCAATATTCAAAAGTATTTAATCGAACTTAAGCCTTTCTCTCAAACTCAACCACCCGTACAATCAAATAAGAAGAAACGAAGCACAGTATTGTACGAACATTTAATGTATCACAAGAATCAGTGCAAATGGAAAGCCGCGAGTGAGTACGCGGCTAAGAAAGGTATGAAGTTTGTTGTACTAACTGAAAAGTACCTTACAACTCAGTAGGATCAATTGGCTCATCACGCATATTGATCTTAGGCTCGTTGTAATCAATTTCACCTGGCTCTTCTTCCGGTTCGTCTGCAACTGCTTTTCTACCCGGACGTCCCTTTGACTTAAACCCGTGCATCTTGTATAGTGCTTGGCGTACTCGATCGTACTTTGCTGCTAGCTCTTGTTTACGTAAAGCTTCTGAATCAGGTTCTTGTTCGATATCTTCTCCAGCTTTTACGTCTGCAATAGCAGTCTTTATTACTTCTGGGTCTAAATTAAGAGGTGTTTCTTCTGAATCCTGAGCATTAATAGCAGACATAACCTCTTCAGGTGTTGCCTCAGGGTTATGTTGCAAATATGTTGCCACAGCTTCTTTAGTTCTTAATGTGTCAGGTAATTCTTTATACTTTATACCAACCGGTTCAGCTACTGATGCAGCAGCAGGAGCTTTTGCCACGGTTCCTACTTTACCAGCATTGAATTCTTTTCTTGCGTAAGCATAAGCAGTTGCAGGAGATAAGCCCTGCTTCTCAAGCTCAGCTGCTCTTTTTAAAATAGCTGGATTCTTTGGCTTTGCCATTTCCGCTTCAAGTGCGGACTCAGCAATAAAATTAATAGCATCATCGAATTTCATATGATACAATACTTACTATAATTTAAACTGTTTTTTATCCGTTAATCCTAATTGATCAGCTAACATTTGTTGTTCTGCTATGTCTTTAATTAAAGAATCTTCTTCTCCAAAAAATTCACAACTATTATTAATGTACATATTCATTATAGCGATACGCTCTAACGGATTTCCGTAAACAGGTATAATGGGTGGTGTGTCATCATTATCAAAGAAACGAGACCTACCAGTTTCCCAAGCTTTAAATATACCATCAAACAAGAGTGCTATCTCTCCTCGATAAATAGGGTCAATATCTCTATTCTCTTTAGTCTGAAGTAGTACGTCATTTTCTTTACATAAAGGAATATAAAATATAATTGAATAAGACTTAACTGCTTCTCTTACTTGTATTACAGTCTTGTCAATAAAAGCTTCATCAATATCTCCTAAACCTTTTTCGAAGAGCCATAACGAATAAACTAAATTATCGATAGGGGTACGGTCAAATACCATTTTCTTTTTACCGTAGTTAGCCATTGCTTCATCAACAAGGAAGTTAAGAATCTCTTGTTGAGAGGCTTTAGTACCGTTTTTATTGATAGGTAGTTTCTTGTCTTTAATTAAATCCCGGTATGTCTTTTCAGGTTTAGTTAACTGAGGCCACTGCAGTAACATATCATTTACTAGAGTGGTTTTACCGATACATTGTGTACCGATAATACCTATTTTATTAAGCTTAGTATTACTCATTTATTAGATTTATTCTTCTTAGCCGATTTAGCAAATTCTCTCTGTATTTCATTTTTTGCGTTAGATTCTGTTACGGGGTCTTGAATACTAATATCATCATACGATGCATCTTCCCCGTTAACGTCTACCCAATCAAGTACACAGTTGTCGGGCGGGTTGTAACCTATAGCTTTAACAAAAGCATTAAACTCTTCTGTTAGTTCCTCTAAGTCGGCTTGACCGTCAAAAGTGATTTCAACTTTACGGGGTGTACCGACGTTAATATCATCTTTAGTATGCTCTAACGTGTATATAAACTTAATTTCTTGTTTCATATGTTATACCATTTCTTCGATAATACCGAGTACTTCTGCTACGATTAGCAAAATACCAGTAACCCAAAATGCACCAAAGCAAAGGCATGTACCCGCAATAATGCGGATAATGCTTTTAATGATGCTAATATTTTTATGTTTTTTAGGATCAGGAATGTCGTTCATATATTAAACTGATAACGCTTTATCCCATAATTGTAAATGTAACCTATTAGAGAATTTAAAATTATACTTCTTGCACAATTCAGCTACTATAGGACCTACCTCTAATAATTCTTTACGACTACCACACATAGGCATTATCCATACTTGATCTGAACGTACCCCTACCTCGGGATTATTAAGGTAGTTTTCTAGTACTTCATTTAAATCTGATTCTTGTTTAGCTACAAACTTAAAACAGGCGTCCTGTACAGCTAAATAACGTAAAACTTCTGGTTTATAACGTTTTTCAACAGGATCTCCATTACTAGATAATTTAGGAGATGTGGTATATGTTACTTGAATACCAAGTCGGGACCACTCTTCGTCTGGCATGATAGTACCGTTGGTTTCAAAGTCAATATGTAATTTAGGTCTACCAATATCATCAGATGTAAGGGTCTTGCTGTAGTTAACAAAGCCCCAACGATCTCTAATAAACTTAATAAAATTAAGTAATTTCTTTTGCTGCAAAAAAGGTTCACCACCGCTTATTTTAAAAAGCGCGCCATTTTTAAGTAGCTCGTGGTGTTCTCTCTCTTCCATATATTTTGCGATCTCTGTAAAGGTCATTTTGTTCTTTATACTCCAACTAACGTAACTATCACAACCAAACGGGGAGTCAACAGACTTGAATCCTTGACACGTTAAATTGCAGCTTGCTAGACGTATAAATACTGTAGGGTAACCAATATAGCGACCCTCGCCTTCTAGCGTATTAAAGCAAAAATCATTAGAAATATACATATATTCTTTATCTGGATCTACGGTATTCATATACTGGTATAATATTATAAAAAAAATACAAATCAACTGTTAATTAACCTTCGTATATAGCTGAATTGTCCGGGTGTTCCCAAACTTCTACTTTAGAACACCAGCAACGACCATTAGTTAAGCTATCTACATATTCGTTTGCAAGTCTATGGCATAATTCAGCAAATCGTTCGATACCAACGCCGTCTTCAAGTACCACTAATTCAATCATCTTACGTTGTTCTAGTAGTTTAAACATATCTAAGTCAGGGTCTTTTGCCCAAACCACTGTTTTATGGTCAAAGTATTCTTCTAAAGTAGTTTTAAGTTGTTTGAGCGCGCCGAAATCTACAACCCAGTTATTGTTATCTAGTGTATTACAAGTAAACCAAAACTTAGCTTGTAAACGATAACCGTGAATAAAGTGACAGTGACTTTGTGCATAAGGCTGTCTAAATGCAGCCGATCCTAACGGAATGACTTTAGTTGAAGTGAATTTACCCATACATTATAGTATGAGGTATTTTTAAAAGATCAACTTAAATTAACCCTTGAGTGTGTTTTTCTATCCACTTTTCTAAAATATCAGGCTTAATGTCCGGTGGAGTAGATATTACAGCATTACTATCTTCATGAGAGTCGTACAAATATCTTTGAATATATCTTTTTTCTTCCATTGTATCCAAACTTAGGAATAATCCAGATCTTTTGTCTTTTATTAAAGTATTACCCACTAATGCAACCGTTACACAGTGTATTCTTACAAACTCTTTAGGTTTGGTATAATTAACTAAATTATTAATAAATTCGTTTTTGTCGGATGCATTTTTAAAATACAAAAATATAGGTAGGTCGTCACTATTGTAAGTTTTATTTTTGTATTTAATTATCACGTATTTATTTATTTAATTAGTAAGTATTAACGTGAATTACAGCAAAAAAGGGTTAAGTAAAGAAGCAATGGACATGCCGCCACCGCCTATTCATTTCACCCCACCTGCAATGGTGCAAAAAGTTGATAAACCAGTAGGTAGCTTTTCAAATTATTATAATGCCAATATTAATTTTGCTAAACCCCAAGCAGCTCAAACAGGTGATATTACTTCCAAAGCTGCCCAATATGTAAGACGTCATGAAGGTTCGCGTAATCGTTTATACAAGGACAGTAGAAACTATTGGACAATAGGTATCGGGCATTTAGTGACACCTCAAGAGCTACCGCGTTTTAAAAATAGAGTATTATCGGATGCAGAAATAGAAAGCATTTTCGCAAAAGACCTTGCAAGTAAAATGCAGTTAATAAACGCTAAGTTTGGTGCAACATTTAATACATTTTCTGATAACCTTAAATGTGCTGTAATAGATGGCTACTTTAGAGGAGATCTACCAGGTTCCCCTAAAACAATAGATTTATTATTGCAAGGAAACTTTGAAAAAGCTGCTGCTGAATATTTAAACAATAAAGAATACCACAATGCTAAAGCAAGTGGTTCGGGTGTAGCAAAACGTATGGAGCAAAATGCAGCTATAATGAAGCAAGAAGCTAGCTTACACCATTCCGCCTAAGTTTTTAATAATATCTAAAACTTCGTCTTTATTCTTAAGATTAACCCCGCTTGACAACATCTTAATATCGTCAGCAGTTAATAAACTAGGATCTGCTTGTACTCTTACAATAGCATCAGCTGCCATAGTAATGATTTGTGTTTCCCAGTTTTGTAGCTCTCCAGGAGAACGGTCTGCTTGAGTACTTTGAGCTGGTTGCTGAACATTAACAGGACCACCATCTTGAGGTAAGCCTGCAGCAGGCGCAGCTGGTGCAGCCGGAGCATTTGCCGGTGCTGCTGGTGCAACAGGTGGAGGTGGAGCTTCTAATAAAGTACGAAATATACCGTCAGCTATTTGATTAAATCTTTTCATATGTTGCTAAGAGATTTAATAAAGTCAGGATTTGAAAGCTTTGTTACATCACCGTTGAGTTCAGGGTGAGCTTTAACAGCAGCTAATAATGCAGCATTTGCAGCCTTAATTGCATCAGCATTTTTTTGACCTGATGTCTGTTGTGCGACAGTTGCTTGATCACTAGCCTTGGTAGCAGTGGACGGATCATTCGTAATCTGTCCAGTTTGACCATCTTCTTTTAATGCTGTTTCAAGTACTTGTAAAAACTTACTTTTTGCTTTCATTTCAATATATTTACGACTTTTTTGTATATTTGCACTTGATTTTTATTGGCAATAAAGTAATATAAAGTGTCGTCGGTTTAAGGAGTATACCACATACAACAAGTTATATGTTAAAGTTTGTGGACTCAGGAGCATAGCTCCTTCGTCTCTGGTCTTGTCAGACCTCTTTAACAAGCTCGCTAGCGCTCGCTTGTATATTATATATATTATATATCTGGATTTAAATCCCATTAGATTTTGAATTGATTTAGCAAGCTTTCTAGTCCGTTTTTTGTGCAAAACCGCTTAATTTTATTGAAACTATACTTGCTATAGTCGATGGAATAGCGAAACTCCTTGAGCTCGGTAGTTACTTCTGTGCATTCTGCAGTATTTTCCTTAAAAGATACGGAACTATATGTTTTATCGGTTATATAAAGTAGTATTGGGAAACATTTTTTTACTTCTTTAATAAATGTTAATATATCCGTATTACATGTATTTTTATTAATCCAAAATATAGTGTTCTTTTTATTATCTAGTTTTGCGTATTCTTTGAAAAGCGTAGAAAGCGTAAAATAGTGTATAAGCTTGAGATAATCTTGTTTTGGGAGACTATCATAGGTTATAACGTTATACTTTTGTAATTCGGATTTAAATAAAGTCAAAGCCTCTGATTCTATATCTGTAAAATCAGCTAGATAAAGATTGTACTTGAGAGGTAGTACTCGCATTATTGGTTATTGTACTGTTTTTATTTTCTAATGCAAGCTTTTTCAATAAAGCATCTGGTGCTCTTCCGATGCGGCAGTTTATAATACCGTTGTAGTAACCCTCTTTGAGTAATACATCGTGATCGAATTGTATTTTAGCTTCATAATAAGCTAATTCAAACTTACTGTCACAAAACTTTAGTATTTCAAACTTAAACTTGTCTTTACCGATTTTTTCTATATCTTTATTAACATCATTAGAAGATGATGTGTACGTTTTCCAGTCTGTCTCTATGTCGAAGTGTCTTTTGTTTTTTCTTCCTTTGAGAGGTTTGAGTTTTTTAACACTTTTAATTTGTTTCTTTCCGAAATATGTCTTGCCAGTGTGGGTGTTAGTAATACGGTAAATAAAACCGTAAGGTAAATTATCAGCATTATAATTCTCATTTGTAACCCAGTGACCTAAATCCATGTATCCTACTTACTACATACCTGGAAAGGTTCTACGGATTAAAGGTACAGCTTCTCCGTTCATTTTCTTCTTTTTACCTTTTTTAGGTTTCCAGCCTTTACCACCACCGAATAAGTTTCTTGAATCTCCTGGTGCGTAGAAATCACCGGATTTACCTGTTGGAGAGGCGTGAGCTTGACCAGCACCAAATGCAGCTGAAGTAGTATTACCCATTGCAGCTCCCATATCTTCCAAAAGTTTAGTATACAATTTATTAAAGGTTTTCACGTAGATTTATTTAAAATATAATATATACTTAGTAAAAAATATGGATAATCTTTCTATAGATGTTGAAGATGTTCTAAGCAAGTTCCAAGCTAGACTAGAACAAGACCTCAAAATGAATGAGCTTGATATAAAAGAAAAAGCTATGCTTGCACCCACTATTAAACATAAATGGGTAGCTGAAACAACAAAGTATAAAGTTGCTCTCATTAAGTTAGAATCTGCTAAGAAGCAAAAGATTAAATCTAAAACAGTAAACTCTCCAGTTGTCTTGTCTAAAGCAGCTAGAGATGAAATCGTATACAACGATCCTGATATTAATACTATTAATGAAAGTATTGAAAAGATAAAGCTTGTATTAGAGTATTTAGAAAAAGCTGAAAAACTAACTAGCTCGTTATCATACGACTACAAGAATGTAATAGACTTGCAGAAGCTTGAGACAACATAATGGTAGTTGAGTTTCAATATGACCCGAAGCGTAAGGAAGTAAAAATCGTATCAGATTTTCTTCCTAATATTAAGGAGCACTTTAGTGTAAAGAACCCTGGTGCACGTTTTAATCGTTTTCAGAGATTCTTACCGCAACGAATATATGCTATTACACCAGCTGGTTATTGTGGTATTGGGTTAGTGCCTGGTATTATTGAATATCTCAGATTACAAAATATACCTTTTACTATTCAGTATAATCAAGAGTATAATGATATAATACAAAAAACACATATACTTGAACCAAATAGATTCAAGACATTAAGTAGTGAATTTAAGCTTAGAGATTATCAAGAAACAGCTGTTAGCAAAGCATTAAACAACGGCTATGGGGTAGTAGAACTAGCAACAGGTGGTGGTAAGACGTTAATTATTGCTAATTTGGTTTATGCTGCTTTACACCAGGTAGAACCTACTGAAAAAATATTAATAGTAGTACCAGACTTAGGTCTAGTATCTCAAACTTATAAAGATTTTACTTCCTATAATTTTCCAATGGAAGTTGTGAGTAAATGGACCGGTAATACTGAATTAGACCCTAACGCTCGTGTTATTGTAGCTAATATGGGCATATTACAAAGTAAGAATTCAGATATTAGCTGGTTTAGTAAAGTAGGCTTATTGGTTGTAGATGAATGTTTAAGAAAAAATACTACTTTAATTACACTTTCTGGCTACAAGTATATACAAGATATAAAAATAAACGACTTAGTAATGTCATATAATATTGAGACCGGTTGTAATGAATTTCAAAAAGTACTAAACGTTTGGCGTAATTTGTACAAAAGCAATGCTTATGATCATTTTTTAGAAATTACAACAGACGACGGCAACACTATACAGGCTACACCTAATCACAAGATTTACACCAAGAAAGGTATGATTAGAGCAGATGCATTATCTATTAATGATGAAATAATTTGCATTAAACCTTCGTTTTTTATGAAAATTCTAAACATAAAAAAAATACCTCGTCAAAATGAAGACGTATTCAATATAGAAGTAGAGCATAACAACAACTATTATGCTAACGGTATACTTGTAAGTAATTGCCATAAACTTCGTCGCGGTAACAAGCTTTGTAAACTTATAGATAAAATACCCACTCTACGACGTATAGGTTTTACAGGTACATTACCAGAAAACAATATCGACACCTGGAATATTAATAATTTTATTGGCCCGGTTATATTCAAGAAAACGACTACTGAATTAAGAGAAGCCGCAGGCGGTGAGTATATTGCTAACGCACAATGCTTAGCTATTAAACTCAATTACGACTTTAAACCAGATTATACGGCTGTATCTCCTGCACAAAGGTATCTATTAGAGCTTGAATATATACATAACAGCAAATTCAGAAACAAAGTAATTAAGCAGCTAGCTCATAATTTTAAAAATAACTGTCTTATTCTTATTGATCATATAGCACATGGAGAAAATCTATACAAAGAACTATCCGCATTAACGGATAAACAGGTATATTTTATACAAGGTAGTGTAGAGGTAGAGGAACGTCGTAAAGTCCAAGAAATAATGGAACAGCATAACAATGTTGTATGTATTGCCATAAGTAAGATCTTTTCTACTGGCATTTCTATAAAAAACATACATTATATAGTGTTTGCTGCAGGCGGTAAATCAAAAATTAAAACTCTACAGTCTATCGGTCGTGGATTGCGTGTTCACGAAAATAAAGACATATTGACTTTAGTCGATATTGTTGATGATTTAATTTATGGTATCAAGCACTACGACAAACGAAAAGAATTTTATGACCTTGAAAAAATCAACACTACCGAAAAAACAATTACAGAGTCCGCCTGAAGTGCCGTCTACTGTAAAGATTACCAAAGTAAAATCTTCTGGTAGACCTAAAAAGCCGTTAAGCGAAGCAGCTAAAGCTAAGAAGGTTTATTATGTAAGTCCTGCTGAATTTACTGCTGAACTTAAAAAGTATTATGAAACAGACGTGATGAGTGATAACCTTGCCATTATGATACGTAATATTGCGTACGGGTTAGCACATGCATCTAATTTTATTAACTACACATTTAAAGAAGAAGCTATTGGTGACTCTCTTATCAATATGTTTAATGCATTAAAAGATAAGAAGTATAACTTTGACAAAGGTTTTAACCCGTTTTCATATTTTAATTCTATTGCTTTTAACTGCTGGCGTTCTCGTATTAAGAAAGAAAAACGTATGAGAGATACGTTAGCAGCTTATCAAGAAGAAGTGTATAGTGTCATTGGACCTAATGTAGGTATTGATGATCCAGTAAACCCGAACAATAAACATGCAGATTAAAGGAACCGAAGTAGGTATATTTTCAGACCCACATTATGGGGTACACCGTAACAGTGAAATATGGCACAAGACAGCATTAAACCATGCTAAATGGGCTGCTGAGCAATTTAAACAACGCGGCATACAAGATATAAC